CCCAAGTGATTATTCCTTTACTGTAAATGACAAAGAAGTTATTTATAATGCGGTAACGTATAAAATCACTGGGCCATCGGATGATGTGGCGTTTAAAGGTGAAATACTTATAACAGGATTGGAGCGTCTACAATGATAAAGTCAACTGTAGAAACCCAATGGAACGGCGAAGCAGTAAAAATACAAGGTCACAAAGCAACAGGAAAAACCGCATGGGAATTGGGTTTGATCGTTGAAGGGCAAGCAAAACTATTATGCCCAATTGATATGGGATATCTTGCCGCAAGTATTACCGTTGCCAGTGTTTCTCAAAGCACGGAAATATCGACAGTAAAACCCAATCCTGGAAAAACAATAAAAGGAAATGCTCAATCGGCATTTTATAATTCAATGCCAGATAATTTTAAAAAGATAGACGCGCCAAATGATCCTAATGAAGTATTAGTTGGTACGGCGGTTGAATATGGACCACACGTAGAATTTGGAACTATTAAATCTGATGCCCAACCTTTTCTGCGTCCTGCATTGGATTTAGCAAAGGGTAAAATAATAACATTGCTGAAAGAAAATGGAAAGTTTTATTTTGGGGATTATTTGCGCAGACCGGAGGCTATATAAATGTCACCTAGTCAGGCAATCGGATATTCAATGGCTCAAACAACTGCGATTACCGCAATTGTAAGTGCTCGAATATATAACGGAACAAGACCAACTGGAACCACAGGTACAGTATTGACACCATGCATTAATTATTTTGAAATGCCTGGAACGGTTAGACAGTATGGGATTGAGCGTGCTTCATTTAGTATAAATTGTAGGGCCACCACGGCGGAGGTAGCATTGAATTTGGCAAGAAAGGTTATAGATTTATTTCATGGGACATCTGGTACGGGCGCGTATGGAGAAGCAGGCGCTTTCGCGGTAACACGATGTAGTTTAAAACAGGCGCAAGGTTTGATTCCAGAAACAGCGGAAGGTATATATAACGCACCGATAGATATTTTATTGGTGTATCCAACAGGTACAGTTTCTTAAAAGGAGAAAGATATGGCGTATTATCAGAATGGTACGGTAGCGGATGCAAAAATCGAAGTCGGAAACTTCGCAATGTACGTGGGTGCATTGGGCGCATCTGCGGCGGCAATTGTAGTAAATCTTGGCGCGGGAATGGTAAAATCTTTTGCGTATGTTGCAGAAAGTTATACTTCCCAATCGGGCAACTCGGTGGACCCAATTCAAGGGGTATCAAAAGAAACCGCAACCATCGGAATAGATTTGATGGAATATGATGGTTCGAGTTTCTCGGCACTTTCCGGTGGCGTAATAACTGGAACTTCAGGTTCATTGACCGTGGGCGGGCAGACCAGCGTGCAGTTGGGTAAAGCAATCAAATTGATTAATACCCGCAAACTCGCAAGTGGTTCCACGCAGACAACCACGTATGTTTTGCCCAACGTATTTATGGATGGCGGTTATACGATGAATCCAAAATCGGATAATGACGCCGATCCCGTGAACGTGTATTCTTTTAACCTTCTGGCAAAGCAGTACGCAACAGCCGGAACTATTTTTACCAAAACGGTGGGGTAAATGAAAGTAATTGATCTTGACATTTTAAAGCCTGAGGCAAAAATCGTCCGATTGGGAGGGAATGATATTGATGTATCATTTCTTCCCAGTGGCATTACTTTTGAGATAGATGCATTAATGAAAAAACTTTATTCATTATCATCTAGTGAAGAAAAAATAGCAATATTATCTGAGGGCGGAAAAGAAGCGGAAGATGCGTATAAAATAGCCGTTGAAATATGCGGTTGTTTTTGCGCCCGTAAATATTCTGAGATGGATGCGGAATGGTTTAAAGAAAATTGTAATGGCGCGCAAGTCACGGCATTTACGCAAGCGATACAGGGTGCTTTATCACAAGCATACAATACGGGTGAAGCAAAAACAAAAAACGTGAGGACGGCCAAGCGGAAGAAGTCATAGAGCTTGGTCGGTTATTCGCGGGTATGGGTATGATGTACGCATGGGCAACAAAAGAATATTTGTTTTGGGAAATGACGATAGGTCAGATTTTGTTATATTTTAATAAGGGGATGGAAATAAAATATCCGTCAACTGAAAAAGACGATAGAGTCATGGCGAATGTGGATGATTTAAAAAAGATACGCGATGAAATGAAGGAACAGGAAGTCACGCAGAAAACGCATGACGAATTGAAGGCGCAATACGGAGCAATAGAATGAGTGATTTAGGGCAACTAGTTGTTCGCATCGTTGGCGACAATAGCGGATTAGATAAATCTATTGACTCCTCAAAACAAAAAATGGAAGCGTTTAAAGGCGCCGCACTTGGAATGGGCGCCGCGCTATCATTAAGTGTTACCGCGCCGTTAGTCGCAATGTTTACCGCAGCAGTAAAATCAACTGCATCTATGGAAATGCTCCAAGCGTCATTTGAAACGATGTTAGGTAGTGCAAGCAAAGCAACTGAATTGATGAGTGATTTAAAAAAGATGGCGGCAGTCACGCCTTTTGAAACAACCGATCTCGCGCAGGCAAGTAAAACTTTATTACAGTTTGGTGTTAGCGCCGATAAATTAATACCAACATTAAAAATGCTTGGTGATGCATCAGGTGGTAATAGCGCAAAGTTTAGTTCAATGGCATTGGTATTTGGGCAAATTAGTTCTATGGGAAAACTCATGGGGCAGGATTTATTACAATTAATTAACGCGGGTTTTAATCCATTAAAAGAAATATCGGATCGTACCGGCGAGAGCATGGCATCATTAAAAGATAAAATGTCCAAAGGCGGTATAAGCGCGGAAATGGTTGCGGAATCTTTTAAAGCAGCCACAAGCGCGGGCGGCAAATTTTTTAATGGTATGGACACCGCAAGTAAAACATTAGATGGTTTAATATCTACATTAAAAGATGACGTTGCAACATTAGGCAGATCGTTTATTGAGGATTTATTACCGTTTATAAAAGATACTGTTAAAAATCTAAGTGCGTTGGCGCAAAAGTTTTCCGTGCTCACTCCAGAAGCAAAAGCTGTTATATTAACTTTAGCGGCATTGGCAGCATCTATAGGTCCAGTTATTTTAGGCATTTTTGGAATGATAAAAGCGATTGAAGCATTAAAAGTTGTTATGACTTTATTATCAGTACAAGGTGGCCCAATAATGGCAGCGGTGGCGGCAGTTGGATTATTGATTGGCGCTATTGCGGTTTTAGTTTCTACGCAAAGAAGAAAAGATTTAACTGACACTGCAGACAGATTTAAATATTTGGCAGAAGCCGTTGGGGTAGCGGCGGAAACAATTCAAAAATTAGAAGCCGGTTTTAAAAATCGCATAGGAAGCGATGCATGGATAAAAAATCTTGGTAAAGGCGTAGACGTAACTCAATGGACTGCAAAAGCTACATCTGAATGGGCAAAAGAATTAGGATTAACTGTCGATCAGTATTTTAAAATCGCATTAGAAAGTGATAAAGTAACTTCAAAACAAAAAGAGGGGCTGATAACATTACGGGCACAAGTTGCGGATTATGAAAAAGGATTGACCGCAGTACAGGCACAAGCATTGGCCGAATCTGCTATAACGGAACAACGATTACTGCGTATGGCCCCAGCAGAAAGGGAAAAAGCACGGCAAGAAGCTGAATTGATACGCCTTGCTGAAATCGCTAGATTAGAAAAAGAAAAAGCGGCACAAAAACGCCTGGCGGCACTTGAATCCATTTCTGGAATTATTGAAAGCGCAAAAACAGAAAAACAAGTTTTATCCGATCAAATAGCTGGATTGACGTCATTAACAGGATTAACAGGAAAAGCTAATCAAGACAGATTAGACGCTATAAAAATATTACAAGGAAAAATAAAGGCAATCGATGATGCCGCGCTAAAAGAAAAACAAGAAAAAGAAGCGGCGGCCTTAGAAGCAGCAAAAGAAAAGTATGATAAAGAACTGGAATATGCGAAAGAAAATAAAGATGAGTTAGAAGATTTGGATAAATGGTTTGCGGATTTGCAAGAAAAAGGCAGACAGGATAAACTCGATAAAGAAAAGAAATTATTTGATGATATAGTTGATTGGACTACACAAGGTTTGTCAGCAATAGAAAATATAATTTCTGCGGTATTCAATACTACCATGACAAAACAGCAAGCTATGAATAATAAAATAATAACAGAACAGCAAAAAACGCAGAATATTTTGTTAACCGCTTATACGGCACGTGTTAAAACCGAAACCGATATATTCAATAAACAACAAAAAATAGAAGCCGATGCCGATGCCGCGAAATTAAAAAGAATGCAGAATGACCTTGATAAGGAAGAACAAGCTTTATTATACTCATTGGGCCTTACTAAAGCGGCAACAATAGAACAATTAGATTTAGAAATTGCCGCCGCAAAAAAAGCTGGCGATACCACATTGGCGATTGAATTGCAAAAGCAACGTGATACGCTCGCTATACAATTGGATTACGATGCCAAAAAGCAAAAAATACTTGATGAATCTTTACTTGCTGAAAAGAAAAGAGCGGAAGACAAAATTGCATTTGAAAAAAAGCAAGCAGATGATAAAGCTGCGCTAGACAAAAAGCAAGCTGATGAAAAATTATTGATGGAAAAAAGATTGCGCATGGAAGCATATACGCTGGAACTCGCGGCCTTCAATAGTTCAAAAGCATTTTCTCTTGCTAATGCATGGATCAATATGGCCGTTGCCACAATAAAATCCTTATCAGTTGATCCCACAGGTGCACTTGCGATATTAAATGCCGTGCTTGGTACGGCTCAAATTGCTACAATCGCAATGCAAAAAGCGCCTCCACCCCCTGCATTTGCCGATGGCGGAATTGTAATGCCTCGCGCAGGAGGCACATTGGGTTTGCTCGCGGAAGCCGGTGTGCCTGAAGTGGTATTCCCATTGGATGATTTGAATAAGTTCCTTGGAAATACTAATACTGGTTCCACTTCAACCAATGAAACTATGCATTTAGTTGTTAATTTAGATTCACGCCCACTATTAGATACAATTTTTGAAGCCACGCGAAATAAAACGGTGCTAATTAGTTCAGGGGCGGTGGTAGCATGAGGATAATTTATAATAACCTAATAGACGTGCTAACGGCAACAAGCGTTACCGCGCTAACTGAAATAGCAACGTATCCTATAAGCAACGTTCAGGATCAGCGATTGACTACGCGATACCATACCGACTCGGCTACTAGTCAAAGTGTTACATTTACGCTACCGACCTTCCCAGACATTCCAGACGACCCGGCTGGCGTGACGTATTTACAGGATGCGTGGGTGACGGTGGACGGGTGGGTCCCGAATCGGTGTACTCTTGATGTAGTTACGAGTCCCGGCGCATTGCGTGTCACAGCAACGGATATAGACTGCCAAGTCATAAAAGTGTTTACACTCGCAAGCCTTACTGGAAGGACAATTCGCATAAAGGCTAAGAAAGTCTCAGGGACGATATTTCCCGGGCACATATATCTATACGATTCCGCAGTTGGTGATACACGCATACTTACGTTACCGGGGTTTTCAACAGACCCTTTCGGAGAATGGAAAATCTACGAAGTCATAATACCCGCACTTGTAACCGCAGATCGAGTTCGGCTAGATTTTGGTGATAGCGCTGATGCAATCTACGAAATCGACTTCATCTACATCGGCACCGGCGCATACCTCCCGAATAGCCTCATCGACAATTCCGGTAATGGGAATCATGGTACTGTTTATGGCGCTACTCCGGTAGCAGGTATTTCTGGCAAGGCGCTGGCGTTTGATGGGGTTAATGATAGAGTTGAAACAGCACTAACGCTAGAAAACGCTCCCGCTTTTTCAATATCATATTTCGTCAAGCCGTCTATAGTAGATTCAAGCTTGAGAATGCATGTTTCTAAAGTCAATTCAAAACCATGGGTTGGGATTAGTTCTGGGAATAAGTTTGTAGTATCATCATTTCTTGCAGATAAAACAACAGCAGGCGCAACGTTGCTTGGTACGACGACTCCTATAGCAGGAACTCAATATCATATTTCCGTTACTCATGATGGAACTACATTAAAGTTATACGTTAATGGTGTTTTAGAAGGTTCATCAGATCAGACGCTAGGATTAAACGCAGTTGTTTTTTGGCTTGGAGCATTTACAAGTGTCATAAGCTTGGCGGCTGGCACCATTGACGAACCCCGCATCTACAATCGCGCATTATCCGCAGGTGAGGTATTAAATTTATATAATCTAGTCCCATTCGCCACAGAATCAATGGGACTTGTAGCCGACTGGACACTAGACAAAAATTTACAAGTAAATACTGCCGCTATCCTCGGCCATAATATAAAAGCTGGTTGTACTGTAAAGATACAAGCAGGCAATAATAACGAGTGGAGTTATCCCGCAGTATCAGAAACTTTCAGCTATGTCACGCCCGACAAAATGATACTCAAGTTCCTTGCGTCAACGTACACGTATAAATACTGGAAGTTTACTTTTAGCGGCATGGGCGATATACAAATCGGGCGCATGTGGCTTGGAAAATATTTGCAAATAAATCCATCCTCACTTGACAACTTTACCGTCAACAAAAAAAGAAGTGATACGGTTTTGTATGGCCGTAATCGCCAAAAATATGCAAGTCCCGGTATCGGATGGCGCGAGTTTAATCTATCGTTTCCCAAATCAGACACTAACATGATGTATAACCTTGAAACAATGTACGACCAAGTTGGTAATCATTCAAGCTTTATATTCTGCAACTTTGACAGCTTGCGAGATTATCAGATTGTAGAACCGTGCTATTGTAGTCTTGACGGTGAAATAGATTTTAATCATGTCGGCCAACAGAATTATACATATTCACTAAAGTTAAGCGAGGATAAATAACATGGCATTTGATCAAATTAGTACTAGTGTTTCTATAATCTCCAGCGGACTCATTGGATATCAAGGTATAAGCCTAACCGATTTTACTTTGTCTAGCGCAAGCCTAATAGCCACTGGTAGCGCTATTGAAATAGCAGGCGCATACTTTAAAGCTACCGTTGACATTACGCCTAATGCCTCAAGCTGGACGGCTATAACCTCAAACACGACAGCATACTTAACCTTGACAGCAAGTGGCACGGCAGGCAGTCAAATACTTTCGGCGGCATGGACTAACACGGCTCCAACATGGTCTACCTCAAAACAAGGCTGGTATGCAAGCGCGGCTAGCGTTGTGCGTGTTGTAGCAACTGCATATAAAAATGGTGCTACAAGTTATTTAGGTAAGCGGATACTAAATAATGAACAAGATATTTTACCAGTAAAACATAACTGGCAGGGTGAAGTTGTTTTAATTACTACCGGATCAGGATTATGGACTGTACCATCCGATGTATATAAAATACGAGTTACTTGCGTTGGTGGCGGCGGTGGTGGTGGAAGTTTTTCGGCAACTACAAATGGGACAAGCGGAAGCAATACCACATTTTATACAGTAACTGGAATAGGGGGACTGCGTGGAGCTGACGGCGGGGCAGGTTCTGTTGGTATTGCTGGAAGCCCCGGACAAATAGGGCTTCCACCCGGTAGTATATATCATTCTGGTGGCAATGGTGGTGGTAACGGAGCAAATAGTTATGATACAACTGCTGGATACGGAGGTGGAGGAGTTGGAGGAGTTGGCAATGCGACTTATCCGGGTGGATATGGAGGAGAAGGTACAAATATAAGCGCTATAATTGCCACTGTTTTAGCTGTTATTCCGGGGCAAACATATTCATACGCCGTAGGAGCTGGTGGAACTGGTGCTACTTCGGTATTAGGCAATGCTGGAGATGGCGGTTCTGGTTGCATTATAATTGAGTATTAAATGACATTAACCCAATATAACGAAAGATCAGTTTCGGATAGGCGTATACTTTTTGAAATTGACCAAACACAAATAAATACTCAATGGATTAACGCAGGGGCTGGCGTTTGGTATGTCAATTTTGATAACCTATATCCAGAGGTTGAAACGGAATTAATCCCTGCGTGGTTCGTTGTGCAAACCGTGGTAAATGTAGGTAGCGTTCAAGTCTTGGGTATCCCACTTACAAAGGCAAGTACACTTTTACAGTGTTCAGAAAATGAAGCTACATTTTTCTATGATGTAGCAAACAAAGAATTATATATACATTTACTTGATAGTGTTGATCCTATATTAAGTCAAGTAATAAATATCGGCGTTGTGTTTGGGTATTCTTTTGATTCTTTTAATCCGGCTGGAATAGATTTGCATTATGAAGGTCGGTTACTTTCCATTCCGCAAATAAATAAATCGCGTGATCCGATGTACTGGGGGAAGATACAGTTTGAGGGTGGTTCAGTTTCGCTGAATAACGCTGATGGATTTTTCGACCAGTTTGGCGAGGATAACAATGTTTATGGAAATGCAACTAGGGTAAAGTTTGGATATCGTGATTTACCGATATCGGAATACGCTACCGTATTTATTGGATACGCTGAAAAAGTAGAAATATCACCTACACAATTACAACTATCTTTTAAAGATAAACGCAAACAATTATCTAAAGTAGTAACGTATTCATGCACAAATAAAAACGCACTTACGGCTATCGAAGAATTATTACTTGATAATTACGCAGTGGCTTATAATACCGTTTACTATGACATAACACAATGGGAAATCGCAAAGGCTCTAGCGTATACCGTTACTTTAAACTACACAAAAGAAACCGAAGTTATAAAGATAATCGAGGATATATGCGCGTCAATTTTTGGACTGTTTATAGTTGAGGTTGACGGTAGATATTCTTTCAAGATAACTTCACCTTCGGATTTAAGCGGAACATTGGTAATACCAAACGATGATATTATAAATGATTTCAGTTTATCATATGACCCCTCGCAAATTATATCATCAACTAAAATAGGTTATTCAAAAGACTGGACTACAACAGGTTCTGCGTATACATACTTAGTTGATACAAGCCAAGAGGCTAGCGTATTCTCAAGTTATAAAACATACTCGCAAAAGACTTTCGATACCAGTTTGCCCGATTTAACGCAAGCCCAAGATTTTTCAGGCCGTATTCTTGAATATGCTTCTGTGGTGCGCGCTCAAACAAAAATAGAAGTACCTATAAAATATTGGACTTTAGACATAGGTGATTTTGTTGATATACAGTTAAACAGAAGTGCTACCGATTGGATGGGCTGGCGCAAGTGTGAAATATTGTCAAAGGATTTTGAACTTGATAAAGGTACTATAGTTTTCGGTATCAAAAAATATGGAGCTGAATTATAAAGGGGATAGCATGGCAACAATAGGAATTATCGGCGGTATACTTGCAATAATAGTTTCCCTCGGAACATTAGCAAGTTTTGTAATTTATTTATTCAAAGAGGCGATAGCGAAAGGTAGACTATATCAAAGGATAGACTATATCGAAAAAGCGCAAAACGATTCAGCGATGAAGCATGAGAAAATTGATGAAAGAATAGGTTGCCATGATAGCGATATTGTCAAAGTTAATTCGGAGCAAGGGAGCTTGCGTGATCTCATGGAGCGCATGGATAAAAAACTTGATACGCTTTTAATGGAGCGCCGAGAATGATAATAAAAGAATCCTTTTTACCAATAAACATTTTTAGTCGCCTTGGGATAAAACTGACTGCTGTTAAAATGTTAGTTATTCATTATGTGAATAATCCTAAACAATCAGCGGTTGGCTGTTTCGATTATTTTAAATCACTTGCTGACCAAAAAGATACGGTTGGCGCGCGGTATGCATCGGCGCATTATATTATTGGGTTGCAGGGCGAGGTACTACAATGCATTCCAGAAAATGAAATTGCTTTCCATACTGGTTCAAATATAAATGATCCAATAAGTAAAAAAATATATACAGATAAAAAAAGATTACTTTGCGGTGAGGCAAAACCAAATTATAATAGTATCGGTATTGAGGTATGCCACCCTGATAATACAGGAAAATTCACGCCTGAGTCTATTGCATCATTGAATCTTTTAGCGCGTGATATCGTATTACGTTATAAACTGACAAAGGAACAGGTGGTTCGCCATTATGATGTGGTTGGGTGGAAATCCTGCCCGAAATACTACGTAAACAACCCAGAAGCCTGGGAATCGCTGGTTGATGACATATTCAAGCTGGTTTAAACGCTCGCAATGCCGGTTTCCTGGGTCAACACGCGGTTTTCTACAGGAAAACGTGATTTTATACGCCCATAGCGTTTTGAATCGATTGTAGGCGATATTTGAAAGGTGGAAACAGTGGAATCATTCGTGGATGGGTTGATACAAGTGGTTTTTAAAGCCGTGGATATTCCTTTTGTATTGGGAATTATTATTGTGATAGAAATACTAAAAAAACTTATTAAACTTAAGAAAAAGAAACTTTGGACATTGGTTCTAATTAGTTTTGGATTCGGCGCGGCGTTTTTAAAAGTATTTCCATTTGATTATAGAATATTTATTATTCAAGGATTCATTTATATTGCCGCTTGCGAATTGCTATACCAGGTTTATCAAACCATAATACTTGTATGGAAAAATAAGGGGAAAAATAAATGACCAGAAAAGAATTATTCGATTTATCGTGTGCGGTGTCTACTGGTTCTATCCCATTCAATGTAAATATTGAAACAGACACGCAATGGTGTCTAATAAAAGGCAAACAAAATATTCTTGTATTCCCATATACGGTTACTAAACTTGATTGGTTGCAAAATATTGATTTTTTTAAAATACCATATAAAGGGATGAAACAAAAATGGTTTGCCCATCGTGGATTTTTAAATAAATATAAAAGCGTGCGCGATGATATTTTATTAGCAATAAAAGATTTGAATAATTTAATTATAACAGGATTCAGTCAGGGCGGTGCATTGGCAACTTTAGCATTTGAAGATATTTTATTTTTCTATCCTGAAATGAATATAATAGGCGCTTCTTTTGGTGCGCCGCGTTCAGTTGGTTGGTTTGCGCCAAGAAAAAGATGGGAACGCTTAACACGATATGCAGTTAATGGTGATCCAGTAACGATACTTCCGCCTTTTATATTTGGATACAAGCATGTTGGAACAGAAATACTATTAGGCGATAAAAAAATAATACCGCGTGTTAAATATCATACTGTAAGTTACAATGATTTACTATAAAGGGAAAAAATGAATGCCAAACAAAAGGTTATATTTTCTTTTATTCTTTTTTGCGCTGGTTTTGCAACCTGTTATTTCACAGGACGCCTCGGAATTGCAAAAGTTAAAGCAGAACTTGATCGAGGCACGAATGCTGCTCAATACTTGGAAACTCTCAATAAACGCGAGGGAGATCGAATTCAACGAGAGGGAGAAATTTTATCAGACGATAGAAAACAATTTGCTGAAGAGAGAATTAGATTTGGCGAGGAAAGAATTAACCTTGCAAGAGCGCGAGAAAATCTGGAAAGAGAACGAGCAAGACTACCAGCAGAGTTTGATGCTTATAATAGAATTGAAAAAATCCTTACAGACGGCATCGAACTCATTAAGCCTGATACAAAATAATAATAAAATATTAGCGTGGGGTTTTGGGATATGCGGCGGGATTGCAATAGCGGAAGGAATAATTATTTATTTTAAATTGATAAAATAATAACAAGCCTTTTGCCGGCAATCAGAACACCAAACAGGTGGGCAGGGGCTTGTGGTTCGAATCCACGAAAAGGCATTATTCCTTTTTTGGTTTATGTTGTATAATTTTTTTCGTTTTTGGTAATGGAAGCCGTATTCCTTGATTCCATCCCCATGGTTGTTTCATTATCTGCGGGATCCAACACACTTCAGTTGCTATTGCATCGCCATATGCATACGGCTCCCAATTGTTTAGCGGACCACGTTCTATTTTTTCTATTTCTGGTATTCTATGTATTGATATATTTGCCATAAAATCCATCCTTAATAATGCGGTAAATATATGATTAAGTTTTCTTTTTGTAACTTCAGGCATGATACGTTTTTTCCAATTACCGGGCCCTGCATTATATGCCCATATTGCATCATACCACGTTCCAGTATATTCATATAGATAGTATAAATATGCACATCCAATAAATAAATTATCTTTTACATTCATTGGATCAAAAGGAACAAAATCATTAAATTTCCATGTGAAGTATTCTATATTAGAACTATTTAATTGCATGAGTCCATAATCAATTGTGCCATTCTTATTATAATTTATTGCATTTGGATTAAAATTGCTTTCCGTTTCGATTAAATGCAATAAAATAGTTTCTGGTATTCCATAAATATATGTTTCTGCGAATAAAAAACTATTTATAAATAATAATAAAATAATTATTTTGCGCAAAGCGATTGCCTTAGTTTTTTAAATGTAAAAATCATATTATTATATATTTCCCTATTGTACTCAATTGGTAACTGCGATTGTTTTTGTAATTTAAGCATATGTTTTAAACCATATATTGTGAATAATTTTATAGCGTAATCCGCCTCAGTACCATGATGATGTTTAAAATGACATGAAGCGCACATGGCATAAGCATTGGTAACATTCCAGCGCGTTGCCGGTCGTGCTTGCTTCCCATAAAAATGAGAGCATTGCAGTTTTTTAGTAGAACCACAAAGAATACATTTTCCATCGCGCTCACGTATATATGCGTTGAACTCAACATCAAGTCTTTTTCTTAATTGCTTGATTGTTGGGAGTTTTTTCTTTTTTGGTATTTTCTTTTTAATAGCCATATCTTATACTCCTTTGTCATTTTCCCGCCGATTTTCCAAACATGCCCAGTTTCGATTCTATAATCAATTCTTAATCTTTCATCGGGCGTCAACGCTTTTCTCATTTTAAATTATCCAATATTTGTTTGTTTATCGTTTCCAATGCAAAACATATTAGATATGATTCCAGTCCTTTCATTTCAAGTAAATCAATAGCAAGCGTTTTACTTGCAAATTCAACTTTTAAATGGTTATACTCATTCCAAATTGCATATAAATCTTTATAATCAATTTGGAATTCCTCACTTAGTTTTTTGGATACTTCGGCGGTCGATTGCTCTTGATACTGTCCTCGATCTGCTCCCATTTTGCTAGCGTCCTTTCTGTTAGTTCTTTTTGCAGATTATTCTTTTCAATGTACTCGATTAAATCCAAACGCTTCATTTTCAATGCGTATAGCCGTTCCAATTTCCTTAATAGTTTAACATTTTCGTCCAAATGTAGCCATTCTAATATTCCATCTTTTGTTAATTTTTTATTCACATTTTTTCTATAATAATTTTCTTTTTTCGCTTCAATCAAAAAACCTTTTAATTGATTCATCGTATAATCTGCGCCTGTATCCCATGCCGCGCTTGCACCCGCTTCCACCTGCCCGGTCGGTGTTAAGAAATCATAAAGAAAATCTACATTCGTGCTGATACTATCCAAACCATAATCGAACAGCAAAGAGAAATACAATTCACGATACGGGCGCGGTGTTTTGCTTTTTGTTGTTTTCCCTTTTACCACAACACCAACGGCGCGTTCTTTCTTTTTTAGTTTGCGGATATTCGCAAGCCACAATACGGTATGGCAATAAAAATCTAATGCCTTTCCGCCTGCGCGTGTAAACTTTTCAAAACTCATTGGATCAATATTCGTGCGCACTTGTGATATTATTATAAGCAATACATTTTTTTCTTCTAAGTAATCAGATAATTGTGGAAAGAATGTATCGGAAAGATATTTTGCTTTGCCCATTTTGTATGAACCTTTTTTATCTTTTTCTTGTTTCCTTCCTTGGAATACATCGTATTGCGTGTTGGCGGTTTTATTTGCTTCTTCTGACCCTACGCCATCCAAACTATCGCATACATAAATACCCATTTCATTTTCAGAAAGCCCCTCTGCAAATTCGCGCACATTGCAATATAAATCTTCGACCGTTTTACTTTTTTTGCGCTTATCTTTATCAACTGGCATCACTTCAATACCATATATATTTTTAGTATTAAAAGAGAATCCGGATTCACTATCATCATAACACCACTTTAATTTCTTTTTGTATTTATAATATGAAGCGACAATAACCTCGATGGCAAGGAATGTTTTGCCGCTCGATTTGTCACCCACGAAGTTTACAATGCGCCCGGCAGGATACCCCATGCCATCGCCACCGCCCACGACTGTATCCAACAAATCGCAACCAGTTGGAAATCGTATACCCTCATTTTTTGGCGTTATTTTCTTTTTATGTAAAATAGAATCCTCAATTGTTTTCAAAGAGTTTTCTGATATCTGATTCTTTCGCATAGCGTTTTTGCTCCTGTCCGCAACGGATAATATTTAAGTTACTTTTATTTACTGTATTATAGAAATATGAACTATTCTTGGCCAAGAAAATCATAGCGCGCAATAAAACATAACCTTGTGGTATCGGCGAGGTTACTATTTTTAAATGGAATATCAGACGTTCTTTATTTACAATATCATGTTTTTTTATTATTGAAACAAATCCATATTTTTTTCCAATTTGACTTAATCCCTGCCGCGTTATAAAATATTTATACTTTGCGCAAAATATAACGGCCTCCCTTATGCTGAGGCCGTTATACTCGCTGGCGATTTTATCTACCAACATATTTTTATATCACTTCTTTTTCTTGAGCTTCATCTGCTCTTTTGTGCAATCAGCCCACATTTCGCAATCCTCGCACTCGTCCTTTTTATCGCAATCGATTCCGAACTTGTGACCTTCAGGACATACGCCTTTTTTGGGCGCCTTTGTTTCTTTCGCGGGCGGGGCTTTCTTTACTGCTTTCTTTGCAGGCTTTTCTTCTTCCTCGTCCTCATCATCGTCTTCCTCGGAATCATCGTCATCGTCTTCCTCGTCATCCGATTCTTCTTCCTCGTCCTCATCATCGTCTTCATCCGGATCAGGTTTCTTGGAAGTTTTCTTAACATCTTTCTTGGCGGGCTTTTCGTCCTCATCGTCCTCGGAATCATCGTCTTCACCAAAAAGCAAAGCCTCAATTTCCTTATCCGTGGGAAGCTTCATCAATTCATCGAATGACGTTGCTTGCTCGACCATTTCAGGATCAAGCGCTTCATCCCTTTCCGCAAAACCAAATGATTTATAAGAAAGATACGTAACTGCTTTTCCATTGATATTGCTGGTTTCTTCTGCGGCGCGGAACGTGACCATTTTGCCATCGTCAATATCCACAAAGTCGATAATGTCACCATCATCACTCGCGGCACGCGCTTCTTCGATCAGTTCTTTCTCAAAAAGAAAATGACTGATTGCGAAAACCTGAATACCGGCTTCTGGGTTTTTCGCGTCCTGTACATTGTACAAGCACTGGCGTTTCGGCCATAGTGCGGATGCTTCATCCTTTTTACCGGCATCCTTGAATTCCTGCGCCTGCTTGCAAATCGGGCACGGCTTGCTAAAATTGGATTTTGGGCAAATCACTTCTGCCTGAGTCGGGCCAACATTACGATGCACCCAAATATCAAGCATATATGATTCATCACCAATTTTTGCATCACCGGCACGTACCAATGGATCGTTCTTTGTCTTGACGATATACGGGATGATATTAATTTTATTTTTACCTTCCTTGGGTTTATAAAATTTAATATCACCGGCTTTTTTCCAATCAAATGCTTGTGGTCGATTGGAACCACCTTTGTCCTTAGAATCATAACTGCGCTTTAGTCGATCCTTCAGCGCGTTACTTTTTTCTTTCTTGCTTTTTTTCATTCGTCCTCCTTCTTATGCTTGTTAAGCTTTCCGCGTACTTCACGTTGAACCGCTTCCGTTGCGCCCTCACGTTTCCCACCATTGGGCGCTGAATAAAAACCCCCGATAAGAAGTTCCTTTTCACACTTGAGCATATCGCGCCGATGTTCCATTGCCGTTACTACTGCGGACAGTGTGTTTACTTCGCGCTGGATTTTATTATAATCAGCTTTTGCTGTTATAATATTTTCATGCGACTCTACCACGGCCTTGATAGAATTTTCTGTCTGCTTTCCGTTGCGCTCATCCCAAGTATTGCGAACTTCCAAATCGGTTTGCGCGGATACAAGTTTCAATGTATCATCCGCGCTAT